AACACTTGCAAATTCTCCTCTAGATCACTGCCACCCAATCGCTTTGGCACGATGTGATCGATGTGCATTTTGCCCTCAGTATCTCCACACTGCTGGCAGCAGTACCCATCCCTTGCAAGTATGCGTTCGCGTATGCGTCGCCATCCCTTTCGGTCTGATGATTGCCAAGCCTTGCTCATCAGTAATGCCCGTTCTTTTGATGGAATCTCCATGCGTTACACATCGAACCATATCGATGATTGATGTACTTAATCGTCGCATCGATCTGACGATATGCATCCAAATTCCGGTAATGCTGTGAACGCATCTGCCCTAATCCGTAATGACTTCCGTTCTTAGCAGCTGGATTCCACCTGGACTCTTTGTGAATGATCTTTGATAAGCAAATGAATTGATCGTATTGAATGATTCTTGAATGTGCATATAAGCGATACTGATCAGTTGCTGTTGATGCTGTTGCTGTTTGCATCTGTACTGAAATCAAGCCTATACATAGGCACAACTGTGGCAATAGCCGAATACGCCTAAGCGAGCAATCCGCCTCAGCGGCTCGCTTTAAGCGAATCCAGCGTACCGAACGAGTCAAGTACATCGCAAATATGTGGATAAGTTGAACGGGGTCTCGGCGTGTTGTCCACAAGTTATCCACAAGCCGCTTCGCAATCTTTTGAATGGTTCTTGATCGATACTTCCAAGATCGTAACCGAAACCAATGGTCGTGCAGTATCGATATCAAAGACTTTTCCGCAATCGCAAGTGTGTTTGATGATCGTTCTCATTGATGACCCCATCCCTTGCCTTTGAAATGGATCGGATTCGATGTCCAAATCCTTTCCATCGTGATCATGCAATACGGGCATCCAGGTGGTGTGATCTCAGCATCGAAGTCGGCTTTGACCGGACTGACGTTGCTGCACACTGGGCATTTGAATTCATAAATTGGCATCTTGCACCTGAAACATCTGAATTCCCAATACTCCACACGATAAGCATTCAACGCAGTGGACGTATGGTGGCAAGTTATCGGTGACCTGTACGATTTTGTGATTTGTTGCTTTCTTTTCAACACGGCAATCAAGCTTGATAGTTTCTAGCATAAATACTCCGATTCAAATTCTCGATGGGATTGAGGTCTGATGGGTTGATCCAATATGACCCGTCTGAACGCTGCCTGGATGGTCTGCGTGCCATGCCAATGGGAATCCATCCCACGATGTAGTAATTCGGTGAATTGCCAGTGACCAGCACTGCGACGTCATCTGCACGGTCACGATCACGAAGTATCAGGCATCCGTTTTTCCACGGTGTGTGCTTGACTTCGAGATTCCAAGCGACATCAGCTTGATTCTTGAATGTATTGACTGTGGGAATCCATTCATCGATTTGAAAGTATTTCGCCACTGCATTTTCAGCACCGATTGATTCTGCCATCCTGGCGATGTCTTGAAATAGATTCAATTTCTGCACTGAATAGTCGGTCAATCCTTCTGATCCGACTGCTCGATCGAACGCTGCTTTTGCACACGCCATTTCCTCATCGTGATTGAGTTTGATTGGAATCATTTGCATTCCTCGCAAAACCAAAGGATCGTCAATCCGTCGGCTTTCTCGTAACGTCCAAATTCCATTGATTTCCAGCGTTCGCATTTATCACACCAATCGATTTTGATTGGCTCTTGCTCACGAATGACCGTGCCATCGATCTTGAATGTAGTTTTCTCACCGGTCGAAATCTTGATCATTTCCATTTCACCCATGATCACACCTGTGGCTTCCACTGACCGTCAGCTGCTAACACGTACCAAAGCGGTGCGCATTGAGTAGCCTTTGATTTTTCGGTGCATGAGTAATTTGCCCATGCCTTGCCAGTTCTGGCTGATACGCCTTCACGCCAAATTCGATGACCGTGACTGCACTGCGGTGCTTCGGCTACCAGTTCGCCACCGAGTTGGGATTTGATTGCATCGATGGCTGTTGATGCTGTCGTGAATCCATCCTCGCTAAATGGCTTACTCCAGGGATCATCCTCGACGAATGCTTTTGGCAGATTTTCAACCTGCTCCATGCTTTCGCGACTGGGCTTTGTCTCTGTACCTAGCACCACGCTTGCGCACCGTCCTATGGCACTGCTGACGGTGTCCTCGACGTACCAGCGTTTCATTTGGACGTTGTAAGCCGTGACCATGCCATGTGCATAATCGATGGCTGCTGGCTTTTCATCCTCGTAATGGCGATAGATACGGCATTCGACCATGATGAATCCTTTTTCGGGATTCCAGTCGATGATCGATGTCTCGATGCGATTGGTTGGGTAGGTGGCGTGAAGTCTGATGACTTTCTGATTGACCGTTTCGTATCCGTCCAGGAAACTCATTTGGTGAGTCCTTTACGTCCAGCGATCTTGCCTCGAACAAATCCATCGATGCGACCAGTTTTGAACCCGTAGGTGTATCCAGCGGTAAATCCGCCTAGAACGCCAAATAGCATCCATGCGGCTGTTTCTGCGAATGTGTACATTTCTTACTCCCGATGGGAGAGTTGTAGGCATCTCCCAAGACATAAGGTGACGCATACGGCAGACATTTGCAAGAATCCCGTTCAGAATTCGGCGTGTCTAAGGCTTGGGATGGTCTTTCAAATGCTCAATGATCAGCGCACGGATTTCCCGTACATCAGCCCGAATGCCTTCGGCAAAACCGTTGCTGACTGGTCGTGAATTCTTTTCTGCCTTAGCGGCGAAAATTGCGGCAATCGATGAAATCGTTGCAGCGGCGATCAATCCGATCGCGGCGATTGCTTCCGTCATTTGGCATTGACGCCGAAATCAGAATCCTTTGGATTCAAGTAGCGCAAAATGACCGGTACGACGGCAGATGCTCCAGCCATCAAAATGGCTTTTGGATCAGTAACTCCAGCCATGAACACTGCTAACCCTGCGGCGATGAATGAACGCAACCAAGATGCTCCGAGTGCTTTCCATTGATTCATTTTGCTTGCTCCAGTTTGTCGATCAACGCAGCGGCTTTCGCTGGTGTTAGGGCAACCTCAAAGTGCATTTCATCCTTGCGCCCCCGATAGTCGCCACCCCAAATTAAACCGTATTTCTTAGCCAGCGCACGGATCATGGGTACTTTCTCATTTGGGAATGTTCCAACCTTGCCCAAAGGATGTTTTGTCGCATTTAAGTCCATCGCTGTACCACTGGCGTGATTGCTCAGATTGTTCATGTCGCCTCGAACGTTTCGATAGCAGTAGCCCCAATCGTCCAAAGCACCTTCATCGAGTGGCTCAATCAGTTGATGGAATTCAGCTGCAAAACCAATCAGCAAAGGTGCAACGGCTTTATTGCAAGTCAATTTGATTTTCGTACCTGGAATCAAAAATGAATCAATATCGATTTCAGCCCTGACTTTGGACGCAATCCAGCCGTTTTGCGACTTCTCAATCATGAAAGCAATAGCGCCGCTTCATCGGCTGTGATGCCTAAGCGTTCAAGCAAAGCAGCCTTTGATGTTTCTTTCGCTTGATCAGCAGCAATTTTTTCTCGATACGCTTTCTGCATCGCCTGATGATCTTTTAATTCATCAGCGGTCATTTCGCGTTCGATTTCTTCGCCTGTTTCAGCATTTACGATTTTGATCATTGGATTTGGCATTTTAATTGACTCCGTAGATTAGGACTGATCCGCCTGACCATGTGCCGACGGTGGTACGAAATTCGATGGATGTAATTGCTGTTGTGCTTGCGTAATGAGTTGTCGAATTTGCAATCGTTTTCAATGATGCGGTCAAATCTAAATAAGATGCAGTTGTTGTTATTACTTTTCGTGTGACTGCGTTTGCATAATCCGGCATATTGATGATTGCAAAATTATCATTGTTTGCGCCTTTGCTCGAACCATAAGAATCAATTGAGATTCTTGATCCACTTTCGCCATAGTAAGCAGTATTGTTGCCGTTTCTAGAACCAAATCCCAAAATCTGATAATTACCAGCAGTCGTATCATTGTTCACCGTTAAAGTGAAGTTAAAATCTGCTGATGCATACCAATCTCGGACGTAAATCACCAGTCCTTTATATGATCCGCTAATGCTCGAAACTGTTGTGGTAGCACCTGAAAGAGTTGTGGTTGAAAGCAGGGTCATTCCACCACTGCTCGACGGCGTTGCCCATGATGGTGCAGTGCCGCCACCATTGACGGTGAGTACCTGACCAGCAGTACCAATGCCCAATCGTGTGACTGCGCTTGATCCTGTTGCGTAGATAACGTCTCCAGCAGTCGTGACTGTGGATTTTGGAATTGCCGCATTTGCTGTGGTATTTGCTGTGGTTGCTGTATCAAATGCAGTTTTAACGCTGTTAGGTGTTGCAGCAGTTGTTGTTGATGTCGATGAAGTTGAATCAGTGAGTTGAACCGCACCGGACTGAGTAGTCGATGCTGACTGAATTCCGACTGTGATTGCACCTGATGTACCGCCACCAGTCAAAGGTGAAGTTGCAGTGACTCCAGTGATGTCGCCTTGATCGTTAGCAATCCAAACGAAATCCATGTCGGTATTGCTATTTTTCGCCAAAATCTGACCAGTAGTACCGCCAAGCAGATCAGCCATCGATGTTGCTACGGCTTGACCAAAGACCTCGAAATCCGCTGGTAAATCTGTTACCAAATCGGTATTCGTAGGCATCTGCCAGCCGAACGGTGTTGTTGGATTGCTCATGTTTTCTCCTTATGCCACGACTAGGGCATTTTCCCATGTGAGTGTGTTTGTGATGGTGTTCCAGTGTTCCGACACGCTGACTTCTTCCCACTTCAACGCCTGGATTGAATACGCCAAAGGTGAAAGCAAAGCCGTCACCGAAAGGGTGTTATATCCTGCCTGGAATTGCCAGCCTTCGACGAAACCAAGATATTGACCTGATGCCATGTTGTTCGGTAGATCAGCAATTCGTAAAGGTAGCCCCATAAATATGTTAATTAATGAATCTCGATCTGCATTGTCCAATTCAGGATTCGTCAATTCAAAAGTGATTGACTGCATCATCGCCTGTGGGAATGCTCTCAAAGTTAAATAAAACGCAGCCTGAGATTCGGCATCAACCTGATCATGCAAAGTCGTTGAAATAATTTGTGCCAGGCGTCCAAATACGGCAATCGATGTCGGATCAGAATCTGAAACTTCGCTGGCAGAATTTGCTCCATATTTGATCGTGACGTCATTTCGTACATCTCCTGATCTAGTCTGAATTTTGATGCCAGCGGCTAGTGCCTGAGCAGCTGAAACGTCGGTGTATCCGTTGGCTGCAAGGTATTGGGTTCGATGCGTTGAATCGGCGTATGAAATCTGCCCCTGAGCATTTTCGTATATATACCCAAGTCCTGACGTAGCGAGTGCTGAAACTAATGAATATACGTCAATGACGTCGGCTGATCGAGCCGCTAAATCGTAGTTTCCAGGTGTATCAATTTCACCCAATCCGACGTTTTGAGCATTTGCCCATGTTTCAGTGGCTGGTGTGTAATTGCCCCATGTAAGCGATGAAGGTACTTCCGACCAGTTATTGATCAGCAAATCCGTCAATACGGTCAAAATCTGTGTGCCATCGTGCGCACGGTTGAGACTGGTACTCCATAGGGCTTTTGGTAACCGTGAAAGTGCGCCCAATGCAACGATTGAAATGATCTGGTTGATTGCTATTGATCCACCAGTGGTGACCTCGATTGAAACGTCGGTGATTGAGCCACCCCAAATTGGCGTAAAAGTTCCGGTGGAATCTTGAATTGAAATTCCGACCGAATCATTGATATTGATTGCCACCTGTTATTTCGTCAGGTTGTACAGTTGCACATTC